TATTCTAACTCTACCTGATTCATCAATAGTAAGACCATCATCTAAACCTTGAGTCGTATCACCGTTTTTAACTTCTATGTAACCTTTTGTAGGTCCATTTGCTACGAATTCTGGATATGTAAACGCATATAATACCAAGTCATCTTGTTTAATATTATTTTGAGTTTTTAATTGTATTTTATTGTTTTTGTTTATCATATGTATATCCTATCGCAAAACGCTATAAAAGTCAACCCTATAAATATTGTTGATTTTACTTACTTATTGAAAAAATAGAACCAGAACATATTATCTACCTACAGCTTTTAGAAAGTGATTCTTACATTCTTCCCAATTCATATAGATTAAATCATCATAAAAATGAACATCTGTATTATAACGGCCTTGTTCAACTAGGGATTTAACTCGTTTTTTAGCATGCTTTTCTTTCCATACCTTTACTAGTGATTCTGTACTACTATCAAATCTTTTAATTAAGTCTTTGTCTTCTATCTTACCACATAAAAATTCGTTTGTATTTTCATATAGTTTTGTAAAGTAAATACCTCTTTGATGTTCAGTTCTAATATACTCTTTTGGTATAGAAAGTTTAGAATATGTAAAGTTTAATGCTCTATTCTTATGATCTCTTTTTAATGGTTGGCCGTTAGGTCGTTTTGCCTCATGCCATTCCCAATATTTTCTTGTATGATTTTTCTTTAACCATACCCATATCATATTTCTAACTGATCTGCTTGGTTGAAATGATACTGAACCTGTTGTAAAGCCCATTCTTTTCCAATACTTTAAACCATCATATTGTGATAATGTATTTGCCTTTGCTTTACCATATAAACTTGTAGTGGTTACACCAACTAGTGTATCTTTGTATTTCTCTTTCCACTTGTTTTGTACTTCATCTGATAAACATAGATATGCTAACAGTTTACCACCTGTAAATGAATAACCTAGTGGTTGTGTCGGTACAATAGATGAACCTATTGCTGTGTGATTAATCTTACCTGAAAATGTTTTAATCTGTCTATCCCAACCAATAAACTTATCTCGTGGTGTTAAATCCATAAAGTCACCAGATATACAAATTACACCAAGGTATTTGCCTGATCTATTATCTTTTACTATAAAGAACATCTGTCTACCAATGTTTGAATTGTTTTTCATAGTAGATAAAAAAGTTCTTAATGTATTCCACTTTTCAGATAGGTCACCTCTTCTTTTTTGGCCATTAAAGTTTAATTCTGTATCATCTGTAAATTCTAACACAGGCTCTAACTTGTCAATATCTTCAGGTGATTCGGGAGTCCAAATATTGTTTTTAACTGTTTTTATAAATGCCTCTTGTGTAGGATCAACAAGGGCTGGTCTGTCATCAAAGAAATTATTTGTTTCTACTGTTTTATACTTTTCGTGTACTTCTATCCACTTCTCGTATAAAGTGTATTCTTGGACTGTCATCTTTGATACAAAGGACAAGTCTTTTTCTATAGATGATTTTAAAACTGATTCGGATATATCCTCTACTTGTGATATGTCATTCTCATCTGACCATATCTTCCATTGTTCCTCTACCCATTTGTCTTCAATATCTTTGCTCATAATATAGTATAAGGTATCACACTTATTTTAAAATGTCAATGCTGGCCTCGGTTTCAATTACCACTCTAGCCCCACAAGGCAATATAGGTTTATCGTTACCGCCATATATCATTTTACTAGGCCCATTGATTTGAACCTCGTGGCAGTAAGTATTTTTACTACCTTGTTTTATCGTAATAACAGGATCATTCTTATCATGTTTCTTATTACTACGAATCACATGTTGATTGACATGTATATAAGTTTTAGATGATTTTGATAACTTTGGCATTTTTATCCTTCTTCATTATATCCATCATTTTTTCAGCTTTATCATAGGCTCTCTTTAACTTGAATTTTGATGCTTTATCTGTAAAGTTTAAACCCATTGTGTGGTCATATTCATGTTGAAAGATACGACTAAACATACCATCTAAATGGCCCTCTTTTAAGTCACCATTCTCATCTTGGTATTTAACCACTACCTTACGAGGTCTTGTGATAGATAAGAATACAAATGGAAAGGTTAAACAACCCTCTTTCATTACAGTAGTTTCTTCACTACTTGATATAATCATAGGATTAAAACAGGCCATTTTCATACCATTCTCTAATTGTAGGTGATCTCCTAATACAAACATATTAAAAGGTAACCCAACTTGATTACAAGTCATACCGATACCGCCATATTTTTTCATAGTAGTAAACATAGAATCGACTAATTCTTTTCTATCTTTAAAACCTTCTTCTTTTAGCATATCATCTTGGAATGGTGCGATTGCTGTTTGTACTCTTGGATCGGTTGGTGGTATTAATTTTAGTTCTTTCATATTATCTCCTATGCTTGATTCAACCTTGTAAAGTTTTTGTACTTCTCGAATTTCACTATCTCGGTAAACTTATCAAATAGTATATCTCCTTTGTGTGATATAATAAAGATGTTTTCTTTTGTCATAGTCTTTATAATTTTAAAGAAGTCATCTGTTCCTTGACCGTCTAAACTACTATCAAAGATTTCATCTAATACAAGTAAGTTTGTGTTTACACTATTTTTCATCTTAGCAATCTGTCGCCAAGTAAATAGTAAAGCAAGGTCTATTCTCATCTTCTCACCCTCACTAAAGTTATTGTAGTTAAAGGTATCTCTAAATCTACTCTTAACTGTTTCATTAAACTCCTCATCTAAATGAAATGATATAAAGAAGTCCATAGATTGTAGATACTGATTAATTAATGTATTCATAATTGGTACATATTTTTTAATGATTTGAGATTTAGCTCCTTTATCATTTAATATGGTTCTTAATACATCTACATACTTTTGTTGATCTATTATCTTATCTCTTTCAGTTTTATTTTCTTCTAAATCTGATTTTAATTGTTCTAATTGTTTTTCTATATCTTTACCATCTGATTGTTTATTTTGTAAAGATTGTATTTCTTCATGTATGTTATTTGAATACTTATCTAATTCCTCAACAGAGGTTTGTAGTTTAGAAACCTCGACATTCATCTCATATATCTTTTTAGATATTTTTTCCATGGAGGTTAAGTATTCTTCTTGTTTAGTTATTTCTTCTACAAGTTTTTTCATACCATCATTTAAGGTGCCTAATTTATCTTCTTCATGTTTAATCTTTTCACCTTTAAAATCTAGTTCTAACGGTTGAGTACATGTAGGACAGTTATCATTCTCACTAAAAAACTCTAAATTCTTTTTATGTGTGGATATGTTTTGTTCTATCTTGGCCTCTAGTTTAGATAGTTTAGTTAACTTGGCCTGTTCTTTTGTCTGATCTTTTACACTATCTCTATGTCTTTCTAACTCATCATTGATCTTATCAATCTTTCTATTATAATCATAGTTGGCCTGACCATTCTTCTCTAATAGTCGTTTCTTACCATCTAGGTCGTTCATATTAAGGTCGGAGATGGCGTTATAGTGCTTTAACTCTGTTTCATACTTAGATTCTATAAGATCACACTTGTGACTTAATTCCGTAACATTTTTTGTTAACTCTGATTGTTGAGGTCTTAATATTAAATCCATAAGTCCAAATACTCTTATGTCTAATATCTCTTCCACAACCTCTCGTCTATATCTTGGTTTCATCTTCATAAATGGTTCGTATGAAGAAGACCCTAATAGTACCACTTGTAAAAATGATCTATAGTTTAATCTCATTATATTGTTTTCTAAATATTTTTGATAGTCTATACTATTGGCGTCTTGGTTTACTAATACACCATCTTGGTATATTTCAAATAGATTAGGTTTAATACCTCTAATAATTTTGTATTGTTTAGTGCCAACATCAAACTCTAGTTCAATCAAACAATCACCATCATTTACAGTGTTAACCATTTGTTCTTTTTTAATAATTCTAAAAGGTCTATTAAATAATACGAAACATAAAGCGTCTAATAAAGTTGACTTGCCACTACCATTAGTACCAACAATCAATGTGGTGTTTGAGTTGTTTAGTTTAATTTCTATTGGTGTATTACCAGTAGATAGAAAGTTTTTATATTTTATATTTTTAAATGTTATCACTCACTAGCCTCCACATACAACTCTTTAGCAAACTCTTTAAGTTTGTGTTTATCTAAATCTGTATCTACCTGATCAATATAGTTTCTTAAAAAAGTTAATGTATCTTCGCCTGAGTCTAATATATCATCTCTGACGGAAGACTTAATATCAGTAGGGTCTTCTACTATAACCAATTCATGTACATTTATGTCGTTATAAAACTTTTCTATAAGTTTGTTATATACTTCTTCATTTGTTTTTTGAGATACGATTAACTTAACAAAACAGTTATCATAGTTTTCAAGTCTTTGATGTGTATAGTCATATTTGGTATCATCATATACAAACTTTTTAAATATTTTATTTGGATTTTCAACTCTTTCTAGTTCTCTTGTGTTTGTATCAAAGATATGAAAACCTTTTGGACATTTGTAGTCTGACCACATAATTTCATATTGAGTACCTAGATAATGAATATGACCATTATCTGATTTTTTATGAAAGTGACCTGATAATACTTTTTCAAATCTTCTAAATTGATTGCTTTCTAAACCGTGTTCGTTCATATGGCCACCGTGCATTTCAAAACCTTTTATTTCTAAATGGCCAAAACATATATCGGCATTTGAGTGATCTATAGCATGTATTGATTCTTCGTAATTGTCATCACATATCCAAGGTAAAAATTGTATTTTAGTACCGTCAAAATCAACCTCTCTAGGCTTTGTATAAATCGAAACATCTTGACCTACATTTAAATTTTCTATGGCATTTACTTCGTTTGTATTCTTGTAATAAGTATCGTGGTTACCAATTATAATATGTGTATCTATTTTTAAATCAGATAGTCTGTGCCAAAACTTCTCTCTAAAGTTATGTGCTGTATTATGATTAATAAACTTTCTTCTATCAACAACATCACCAAGGTGTATAAGTGTTGTTATTTTATTTTCTATTAAATATGGAAAAAGACCTCATCATAGAATTTGTTTTGATATTCCATAAAAGCTGGACTATCATTTCTACAACCAAAATGGGTATCATTTAGTAAGGCTAACTTCATAGTTAAACAAAAAACTTAGTTGTGTATGTTTTCTTTTTTTCTTAACTGGTTTTTATCTTTTTAACCGGTCTCTTCAATTCTCATATTCTTTTGCAAGAATTCTCTAAATTGGTTTTTAAATTCGCCATCTTCACCTGGTTGTAGAGCTACATCATCAAAATTATTATCCATAATTAATCTGTGTTTAATTATAGTTTGTTTCTTTTCTTTTTGTATTCTTCTTATAAAAGCAAAGTAAATGATTTGTGTAAAGTAAGCAAAAGGATTACTTGATTTAGCTGGATTAAAATTATGTAAATATTGTAAACAGTTTTCTATACCATCAGAAATCATATCATCTCTAAATGTGTAATTGATAAAATTTGGTCTGTATGATAAATGATTTGCTATCTTTAAAAAACAACTACCAATATAATCGGTTACTCTTGGTTTTTCTGCTTTTTGTTTTTCTGCTTTTTTCTACTTCTTTTTTGTAGGCCGTCATGGCCTCTAAGAAATCTTTGTTGTTAACGTAATGTTCAATTTTTCTTTTTTGTTTTAGTCATGTTCTTAATATACTATACTTTGTTTAAAATGTCAATGTTTTTAGAAATTAATCTTTAATTAATTCAACTACAACAGATTCAGCTTTTCCATAATTTTCATACTTTTCTCTATAGTGTTTCCATATTTTTTTTTCTAAAGACTTTTGAGTGCCTTTGTATGTGTACGATAACTCACAGTACTTCATAGGTTTTTCACTATTGTAAGTCACTTTAATTCTCCATTCACTTGTCATATCAACATTGACTTTTCGTTTATCTTGTAGTATAATGAGCGGTGTAGCGTGTTCAGTTGAATATACTCCAGCTTAAGCTTAGTGTAGAGTACCACCTTCATCATCATCTGTAAACTCATCAAATATTTCATTTACTCTATCGTTATCTTCTTTAGTAAACATTGTTCTTTTGTAGTCATTGTCTTTTCTAGGTGCTTCAAGTTTTTGATAGTCTTTTGACATATGAATAAAACTTTTCTCCATTTCGGAACTGGCATTTGTGATTGTCATTATCTTTTTTATTGGGATAGTTATAATCTCATCATTGGTGTAGGCCGCCCATTTAATAAGAGCCACATAATCTTTGAACCCTTGTGGTGTTAATTGAGGTACGTATTTAATTAGTAATGGCTTTACTAAACGAATCAAACCGGTTTTATCATCCAATTGTTCTTTTGGAAAGGAACAAACTATATCATCACCATTATCTAGTTTAATTACCTTGACTGTTGTTTGATTGTTTGACATCTATTTCAAATCCACGTTATGTATCTCGTATTCAAAGTCTTCTTCATTGTAAATGCTAATACGTTCTCTAAAGTGAGCCAGAGTGTAATTCTCTTTTTCATTGTGTGATAAATCATCAGCAATATCATAGAGTGTGGCTGCCGAGTTATCATCTTTTAACCTAAGACCACGGCCAATAGATTGCAAGTTTCTTATCCTAGATTTAGAAGGACTAGCAAAAATAACGTTATGAAGATTCCGTATGTTAATTCCCGTAGAGAAAGTCCCATAACTTGCCACGATAATAGCGTTGTCAGATTTCTCGGTGATCTCTCTAATTTGTTCTCGTTGTTCTGTGTCAACTCCTCCGTGGACATAGAAGACTTGTTTGTCTGTTGCTCGTTCTCGTATAGTTTCATATAATTTTTTTCCATGTTTTTCTACATATTGAAATAAACATAATGTATTTCCATTTAGTGAAGTTGCCAAGTTTCTTATATATTTATTTCTTTTATCATTTGACACCAAATAGTCCATTTCTTCTTGGTAAGTTTTATCTTTAAGTAAACGACAGGCATCCTTGTCATGTTTTAAAACTAAACAGATAATTTTTAAAGCGGCCAACTTACCACTTTCTTGTAACTCACTTGTAGATACCACCTTGTTGACTGTACCAAACAGTCCTTCTAATACTAATTTGTGTGTTTTAGTACCATCTAAAGTACCAGTAAGGCCTATTCTATACTTACATCTGTCTAGTTTAGTCATTATCTTTGTTAATGAAACTGCCTTAAATAAGTGTGCTTCGTCACCTATGACCATACCAAAGTCTTTAAACCATACTTTAGGTAGATTGTATATCGATTGCCAAGTTGTAATTATTACTCTTTTGTTTGTTTCTTTTTCATGTCCTTGATAAATTCTATGTACGTTTCTTTCACTATTGTAACCATAATCTATGAAGTCTTTGAATAGTTGTTCTACAAGTGAAGTGGTCGGAACAATAATAAGTATCTTGTTTTGTTTGGTATCTTTTAGTCTTAATAGATTAAATATCAACATTAGATAGATAATTAAAGACTTACCTGAGGCAGTAGGTGATAGAAGTAAACATCTATCAGTTCTAATAGAATGAACAAATGCCTCTCTTTGATAATCTCTGACTTCTATATTAGGTATCTTTTAAGGCTTTAATTAGATCATCTACTTTTTTATTATCTACTTTTGTCTGCTTAATCTTTGTACCATCAACAACCTGTACATTATTATCTTCACACCACTTTAATATGTAAGGGTAGAGACCAGCATAGATTTGGCCTGTAGCATAACTGAATAATCTTATTTTTCCATCCCATACCCTATTTCTATAAGCTGGAATAAACTTATATCCTGGGACTTCAAAACAAAAATATTCTGATAACTCTCTCCGAATATCAGCGTCAGCTTCTATTTTAAGATAGACTTCGTCTGGTTTATCTATGATGAGGTATCGTATTGTGGTCATTATACAAAAGGTTTTCCTACAATCCAACCCACCAATGTCTTTCTGATACCTTTTGTGACTTTACTTACCTTGTGCCATTTGTGACTAGGAAATATAATCATTGTGCCTTTTTTAGGTTTAAATAGTTGTTGTGCAACTTTATCTGGATTAGGGTGTGGTTCACATATTCTAAAATCGCCACCATCATAGTTGTCATTTAAAAATAATGTAAAACTTAATTTTCTAACTAGACCATTCTCATATGGTTTACTATGGCCATCTATGTGCCAATCATAATAGTCGTCTTTGTTATAAACAGTATATTGTAATGGTTCAAACTCTCTTAATAAAAAGTTCCAATTAGACTTCTCGTTTGCCTCATTAACAATAGGTGTTAGTTGTGTTATAAGTTGGTCGTCTTTCAACCAAGTAATATTTGATTTTCTATTATTATTATCACCATCAGTAATAACTGCCTTTGCTGTTTCTTGTTTATCACCTTGCGTTATTATGTTATCACAAAACGAATCAGAAAAGGTTTTCTCTTTGATATAATATGGTGTATTCAAAAACATTAGATTGCGCCAGAAGTAAATTTTTTCCAGTCTATAGCGTTTTTGATTGTAAATGTTCTATTGGATATTTGCCTAACTGTTCTATCTAAAAAATCAACTGTTGTGGAAAGATAATCAATTTTTTGTTTTGACTTTTGTAAATCAATATCAGCATCCAAATATTTGTCTATATCAGTTCTTAATATTTTTAGATCAAATGGTTTCAAAGCATACACAGAGGCGTCAGCCTTACCTGTATAATATTCCCATTTATCTCTTTTAAGCATGTTGTGTTCAGTTTCAGCACGACTTAACATAAGTTTAAATTTAGTTAAGTGTTTAAGAAACTCGTTGTGCAGCTGGGGTGTTTTTAATGATTCTAAATCTAATTCAGTATCATTTATTTTAAGCTTTTTATCAGCTAAGTCTTGTAATTGTTCCAAATCCATAATATCTCCATAATAACATAAAAGCTTTAAAAAGTAAAGTTTTTACGAGGTTGTAACGCTAGTTGTAGATGAACCTACAGTAGCGAAGTCATATATTTCATACTCAAAATTAACAGTTGCTGTTAAGTATGCAACATCATCTGCTTGTTGATTGTAGTCTAGTCCTGTCAATGAAGTAGGAAATAGATTTTTAAATCTTACTTCTAATTGAGGATTATTTTTACTTGTAAGTATTGTAAGTGTAGCGTCTGAATATGTACCACCTACATTAGCTGTACCATATTTTACTTTACCAATCTCTGTACTAACAGATTGATTTTTCGCTGGAAATCTATCATTACCAGCTGAAACTAAATTTTGAAACTCTGAATAGTCACGTGGAAAACCTAAGCCAATTAACCAACCATGTATTTCTTGGAAGTTTTCTAAGTTTTCATCTACTAAAAAAGACATTCTTAAAGGCTCATAAGTTAACTTATCGCCTGGTAAAGGTATATCTTTAAAGGGTGTTTGTTGAGTTATACTACCACCTAAAGTAATTCCTGGTACATTAACACTAGTACAGAAATATTCTACTTTTGGTAGTTTAAGAATATTGAATTTAAACTGTGTAGGTGAGGCATAGTCTTGTGCCGTTGGTTGCCTACTATATGTATTTGTATTTGTCATAATACTATTTAGTAGAGTTATTATCTACTTCTTCCCAATCCTTTTCAGTAGCTTTTTGTTCTAATTTCTTCTCATTTTCAGTTAAAACCATTTCTTTTGTTTCAACTTTTTTAATCTTTTCTTCTAGTTCTTCTAAAGGATTCTTTTCTTTTGGTAACATTGAAATAGATATAACCGCCAGTGCAAATACGGTTAAGAATATCCATAAGTATTGTATTATTATTTTCTTCATAAATTTAATGTCAACCTTGCTTCTTCACTCATCATTTCTTTAGTAAATGGTGGGGTATGTGTTAATATAACCTTTACTACTTCAACACCTTTTACTCGCTCTACAGCTTCCTTAATGTTTTTAGTTATTTCGTCTGCCATAGGACAAAATATAGATGTTAAGGTATGAGTAATAGTAACATCTTTATCCTTAATATCAATATCATATACCAATCCTAAATCCATAATATTAATTGATGGCATTTCTGGATCGTAAACAGTTTTTAATTCTTCAATTATTTGTTCTCTCATAAACTTTAACCTTTTGTAATATTTAGTGCATAAAAAAAGGGCGACTTTTTTAGGGCCGCCCTTTTTAATAGATTTGTTCAAAATGAACAAACTCAACTATTACATTAAGTTTGCGATTTTAACACGTCTGTAGTATCTGTTAGCGTTGGCATTACCAGCACCATTGATTACAGCAGCATCACCAGAACCAGCTTCAGCAAAAGGATTTGCTTGTAAGCCATATCTAGTTTTGAACCCAATTTTCGGTTGGAAAGTGTCTTGACCAACTGCTCTCACCATTTGTAGTGGAACATATGGACAATAGAACATACCAGCGTCATAAGGTGAAGTACCTTTGTAAACCTACAACAAAGTATTGAGCGGCAGCGTTATTAGCACTGTATGGATCAATGTACACTTTGTATTTACCATT